CAATGGAGTATGAAACACCTAACTTAAACCCTATCGAAACTTTTAATATCGAAGGTAATATTGAAGAGGATGTACGATATGCGTTTAATATAGACGAGGGTTATCAGGTTAATGTTGATGTAGAGAAAGGACAATGAGGGATGACCTATGCAGTAGAGATTGAGATTGAACTAGGTGAGTTCACCTTTGTCCGTAAAGAGAACCCTTGGACAGAAGACCAAAAGGTATGGGTGTTCAACAACAGGTGGGAAGCAGAAGAAGAAGCTAAACGGTGGGCGACAGGAAGAGTTGTACCTTATATTTTTTATGGAGATGCTAATGGAAATCGCTCTGATAAGAACACTACTTGACAGGGACTTTTACGAAGACCACAAGGGTATTCGTACCCCGGACAAGTTGTTCACAGCAGAACTACGTAAGATAAAGAACACGTTAGACTACGCTATGCAGCAGTACGATAAGACTATCACACCTGCTGAGCTTGAGGCGTTGTTCTTTACACGCAATGTCCTTACCACATCTAACAAAGATATGTACAAGGATTTGTTTAAGAAGATCGACAGAGAGAAACCACTATCAAAGGAGATTGCACAAGAGGTACTATCAAAACTATTTCAACAGGTAGTAGGAGAAGAGATTGCTAAGCTAGGTTTCCAGTACGTTAATGGAGCAGAGAAAACACTAGAGCCTATGCGTCAACTCTTGTCCAACTATCAGGATGACTTCATGCCTAACCTCAAGATAGATTGGGGTGACATATCTATTGACAGCTTACTTGAGGCTAACGATGTACAGTCTAAGTGGAAGTTTAACATACCGTCCCTACGCAACCGTGTAGAGGGCATCAGTGGGGGTCACTTAGTTATTGTAGGGGCAAGGCCCAACACAGGCAAGACCAGCTTCCACGCCTCTCTCATTGCGTCTGACGATGGGTTTGCTAGACAAGGCGCTAAGTGTATCGTCCTGTGTAACGAAGAGCATTACTCTCGTGTAGGTGCTAGGTATCTGAGTGCTGCTACTGACATGTCTATGGAAGAGGTCAAGGGTAACTATGCCTTAGCTAACACAAGATACAAACCAGTGCATGACAACATCAAGATATACGACAGCACAGGTAAGGATATGTCTTGGGTTGAAGCTGTAGTCAAAGCATACAAGCCTGATGTATTGGTGCTTGATATGGGTGACAAGTTTGCAACACGTAACACAGATAAGTCAGACATCTACTTGAAAGAGGCAGCGATACATGCTAGGAATATTGCGAAGCAGTATGACTGTGCAATCATATGGATGTCTCAGTTGTCTGCTGTAGCTGAAGGTAAGGTGTACGTGGATCAGTCAATGATGGAAGGCAGTAAGACAGGCAAGGCAGCAGAGGCTGACCTTATGATCCTTATTGCTAAGAACCCTGTAGTCGAAGGGCAAGATGAGCAAGACACACAGCGACACCTTAACATAGCTAAGAACAAGTTACGTGGTGGATGGCACGGTGTTGTACACTGCGAACTAGATGGAGCAAGAGCGAGGTACATGGCATAATGAAACGAGTACTAGACGTAGAGAATAGCATTACCTTACGTAACGGTAAGATATTTAACGACCCCTTTGAACCTACCAACACGCTGACAGAGGTGGGTGTGCTGTGCTTAGAGACAGACGAAAAGGATTTACTTTGCTTTGATCACTCAGAGCGCAATGACTCAGAGGAAAACAAAGCTAAACTACAGGCATGGCTAGACACAACAACACTACTGATAGGTCACAACTTACAGTATGATCTGTCTTGGTTGTGGGCTAGTGGTTTTAAATATGATGGAGATATATACGACACCATGCTTTCGGAGTATATCTTGCAGCGTGGTCAGAAACAACCGCTTAGCTTAGAGCAATGTGCAATACGCAGAAACTTAGATCATCAAAAGGATGATACGCTAAAGCAGTATTACAAGAAAGGATACAATACAAATGAGATACCCTTGGATAAACTCAGTCACTACCTTGAGCTTGACTTGCGTACTACTGGTGAGTTGTACAAGTCCATCGAAGAAGACTATGCCGACCCCACCGCCCACTCCCTCAGAAGTGTTCAGGACATTACCTTCCGTACCTGCCGCACCTTGGGACGAATGTACATGTCTGGAATCAGGGTGGATAAACCCGCCCTTGAACACGTCCGAGATGAGTTCCAACGGGAAAAAGCAGATATCGAATCCCGGTTGTCCTCAGAGGTGCGAACCTTAATGGGTGCTACACCTATAAACTTAAACTCTCCAGAGCAACTATCGCAGGTTATCTTTAGTCGTAAGATACACAACAAAAGAGAATGGTCAGACTTGTTTGAGTACGCTGACAAACCAGAGGACTACAAGTCAATCATAGCAGCTAACAGTAACCTGATGTTAAAGACTATACCCCTACACTGCAGTACATGTGACGGTAAGGGTAAGACCTTCAAGACTAAGAAGGATGGCACACTATTCAAGAAAGGAAACGTATGTAAAGATTGTGGTGGCAAAGGCTACCGACTTAAAGAAACTAAAGAGATGGCAGGGTTAGGGTTTAACCCACCACCAAGTAGAAAATGGATAAGCTATAATGGCTTCGCAACAGGAAAGGATAAATTAGATGCGCTTATTGCAACCGCTAGTAACAATGGGATGGATTCAGCAAAGAGGTTCTTACAGGATGTTAAAAGGCTTAGTGCTATTAGCAGTTATCTCAGTAGCTTTGTGGATGGTATTTCAACCTACACTAAACAAGACGGATTTCTCCACGTCAACCTTACCCAGCACATCACCAGTACAGGTAGATTCTCTGGACGAAACCCCAACATGCAAAACATGCCTAGAGGTGGAACCTTCCCCGTAAAGCGTGTGTTTATCTCTCGCTGGGATGGCGGTCAGATAATGGAGTGTGACTTTGCTCAGCTTGAGTTTCGTGTCGCAGCTTTCCTTGCACAAGACAAGGTTGCTATGGATGAGATTGATACAGGGTTCGATGTACACAGCTACACTGCTAAGGTTATCAGTGATGCAGGACAACCTACGTCACGTCAAGATGCCAAGGCCCACACCTTCGCCCCTCTCTTTGGGGCAACAGGGTATGGCAGAAGTAAAGCAGAGGCTGCATACTACACACACTTCACTGAGAAGTACAAAGGCATAGCTGAGTGGCACAAGAAGCTAGGCAATGAAGCTGTTAGGTTTAACAAGATCACTAACGTAAGTGGTAGGCAGTACGCCTTCCCTGATGTTACACGTAGGTCTAACGGTACGCCATCTCACTTTACTATGATTAAGAACTACCCTGTTCAAGGCTTTGCTACAGGTGATGTAGTCCCGGTTGTTCTTAACGAAATGGATGATAGACTTAATAGTTATCACTCATGCATTGTAAATAGTGTACATGACTCTATGGTTATAGACGTACATCCAGATGAGAAAGATCAAGTATTACAAATAGTTAGCGACCTCAATGACAACCTTGGTAGCTTGATTGAGAGAGCCTACAATGTAAAGATGAATGTACCTATGTTATTAGAAGCTAAGATAGGTAACAATTGGCTTGACACAGTAGACGTTTAGTGATATAACATGGCTTCTAACTTAATTGAAAGGACATAGAATGAATAACGTAGTTCCCCTAAGTGTACAGAACATGAACCTAGCAGATGCAATGGGTTTTTCTTCTGGTGCTGGTACATCTAAACCAACATCAGACTTGTATCGTGTCTCCACAGGAGTGATCCAAGAAGTAGTAGACGGTAAGGTAGCTAACTCACCTGTCTTCAAGATCAAGAAAGGAGATGATGAGTTCCTTAGTCGGTCAATCAGTGTGCGCTTCTTTGTTGAGCGGCAACGATGGCAGAAGTGGGATAGTGCAGTCAATGCTTTCCAACGTACTGTGATGTCTACTAACTTAAACGCAGACCTAAAGGATACACTAGGTACGTTTAACTTAGGCCGACCATCAGGGTACATCAAAGACTTTAACGCATTACCTAAAGATCAGCAAGACTTTATCCGTAGTGTTAGTCGTGTGAAGGTTCTGATGGGTATGGCTACCTTTGGTGACACCTTCACAGAAGATGGCGAAGATGCTGTAGAACACAACGGTGAAGTGCCTGTCGTGTTCGATGTAAAGAACAGAGAAAGCTTGAAGTCTTTGGATGAAACTATCGGTAAGCTTATGACTAAGCGTGTGTCACCAGTTGAGAACTTGATAGGTCTAACCCCTGAGACACGATCAATGCCTAACGGTAATATGTTTGCAGTTATCAGTGCATCATTAGGTGCTACCGTAGGTTTCTCTGATGGTGATAACGATACGCTAGGTAACTTTATTGATTACGTTGAGCGTAACAACGAGTACATTCTTAACAAGTGGGAAGAGTTAAACGTGGAGCGTATCTCTGATGAAGAACAAGATATCGTTTCCAAGATCGTTGACGTGCAGGACTTTGAGTAATGCAGCACGTAGCAGAGTTAGCTGTCCACTCATTCCTTAGAGGTGTGCTTGATGGTAAGGCCTCTATGCCTGACGATGTTATTGACAAAGTAGCAGACGATGTACGTGAGGCTCTTACCAAACAGTTTCAAGATGACACTAAGAAGCGTGAGTTTAAACTGAGGATGTCCAACATTGGGCGTCCTACCTGTCAGCTTTGGATGCAGAAGAACTATCCTGACCAAGAAACGGACAAGCCTGTATCCTTCAAGATCAACATGATGATTGGTGATATTGTAGAGGCTGTGTTCAAGGGTATCCTACGTGCAGCTAAGGTTGACTTCCAAGACAACGAAAGAGTTGCATTACAATTAGGAAAAAGTAAGGAGATTAGCGGAGAGTATGACATGATACTAGACGGTAAGGTAGATGACGTAAAGTCTGCATCGCCGTGGTCTTATGAGCATAAGTTCCAAGACTTCCATACGCTAAGTAAAGACGATACCTTTGGTTACGTATCACAACTCGTAGGTTACGCCAAGGCTGCTGATAAAGAAGTAGGTGGTTGGTGGGTAGTCAACAAGTCAAACGGTGACTTCAAGTATGTCTCTGCCAGTGAGGTAGATCAAGACGAAACCTTGAAGAAGATCGAAGACACCTATGACTACATCAACAATGACGAACCCTTTGAGCGTTGCTTTGAGCCTGTGCCTGAGACTTACAGAGGTAAGTTTAGTGGCAACATGAAACTGTCTAAGACGTGTGGGTGGTGTGACTTCAAGCATAAGTGCTGGCCTACACTACAGGCTCTACCTTCTAAGGTTTACAAGGGTGGTAAGACACCCCCAACAGTGGAGTATGTATCCGTTGCCCAAGCCAAAGAGGAAGCATAACCCAAGAAGGTATCGCAGTGGACTTGAGCGTGAGGTTGCTGCGTACCTCAAAGACAAACAGCGTATGGTCAGGTACGAGGTTCTAAAGATAGAGTGGGAAGACCTACGATATAGAACCTACACGCCTGACTTTATGCTAGATAACGGTATCATCATAGAGACTAAGGGTATCTTCGATAGTGAAGACAGACGTAAACATTTAGAAGTACGTAAGCAACACCCTCATCTAGACATACGCTTCGTGTTTAGTAATTCTATGGCGAGACTATACAAAGGCTCTAAGACTAGGTACTTCCAGTGGTGTGACAAGAACGACTTTCTTTGGGCGCACCGTGTCATACCTGAGGATTGGCTTAAAGAGAAGGGCAGAGTAATAAAGAGCAAGAGGATTGTCTTAAAAGAAAAGGTAGATAAATGAAACGTTACATAGAAGAAGATGAAGTTGCCTTGATATTGAAACCTGCAAGTTTTGATGAGCAAGGGTGGACAGGAGAGCTAAGCACAGGGCTGTTGGTAGGTGAGTTGAAAAACCTACACATGGAAGACGCAGCGTACCTTGTGCATTTAGCTACGCTTATGGGTGCGTTCTTACATAAAGCACAGCTTGATGATGACCTGTATGAGGAAGTAGAAAGTTACAGGAATGATCAGATGGGTGTTGACAATCCTTTAGAAAAGAGGTATGAAGAAGTAGAAGGTACAGACGGTAAGGTACTAAAGCTTACACGTTTTACTAAAACATTAGGGAGTGCTTAAATGTCAGACTACGATCCAGTAAGTAAACCTATGCATTACGCATTGAGTGGTATAGAATGTATTGATTATATCAAGGAAAGATTAACACCTGAAGAGTTTAAAGGATACTGCCACGGCAACCTTATTAAGTATCAACACAGGCATAACTACAAAGGCAAGCCTATAGAAGACATGGAGAAGGCGCAGTACTACTTAGTCAAGATGATAGAGTCAATGAGGGAGATGCATAAATGAACAAGAAGTTCAGTGTCACTTTTGTTGTTGAGGTTGAAGAGGATGGCAACATCCTATCTTTAGTTGAGGATGCACACACAGAAGATGTATATGATTTGATACACAACACCTTCCATGACATAGATGATATAGAGATAGATAAGTTACAAGTAAAGGAGAGATGGTAATGATTACGCAAGATGACATTGATGCGTTCAAAAGGTTCAACGATGTAGACTACTTATTAAACGAGTATCAAGACATGGCTGCAGCTACTGCAATCTACAAAGCAGAACATCAGGTAATCTACCCTGCTTTGGGCTTAGCTGCGGAAGCCGGGGAAGTTGCAAATAAAGTAAAGAAGATTATGCGAGATGGTACGTTTGATCGTGAGGGTATTGCAGATGAGGTAGGGGATTGCCTGTGGTATATTGCTGCACTGTGCCGTGATCTAAACGTAGAGATGTCAGTGGTAGCTAAGAATAACATAGCTAAGCTAAAGGCACGAAAAGAAAAAGGGACACTTAAAGGAAGCGGAGATAAGCGATAATGGATAACTACTTACCGACAGACTACCAATCATTTATACACAAATCTAGATATGCAAAATACTTTGATAACAAAGGGCGAGAGTCTTGGAGTGATACAGTAGAGCGCTACATGGATAATGTAGTACGCCCTAAGATTGGTGATGACTCTTACGTAAACAAGATACGTGATGCCATACTGAACCTAGAGGTGATGCCCTCTATGCGAGCCATGATGACTGCTGGACCTGCACTAGACCGTGACAACACAGCAGGTTATAACTGTAGTTACTTACCCGTAGATGACCCTAAGTCCTTCGATGAGGCTATGTTCATATTGCTCTGTGGCACGGGCGTTGGCTTCTCTGTTGAACGGCAGTTCATCTCTAAGCTCCCCGAAATCCCCGACCTCTACGATAGTGAAACCGTCATCGTTGTCAGGGACAGTAAGGAAGGTTGGGCTAAGTCTTTCCGTCAATTGCTGGCACTCCTTTGGGCTGGTGAGATTCCTAAGTGGGATGTCTCTAAGGTTCGTCCTGCAGGTGCAAGACTTAAAACTTTTGGCGGTAGAGCCTCAGGCCCAGCGCCTTTGGTTGAACTGTTTAACTTTGCAGTGCAGACATTTAAGAACGCTCAAGGGCGCAAGCTGTCTAGCATTGAGTGCCATGACCTGATGTGTTTCATTGGTCAGATCGTAGTTGTAGGTGGTGTACGCCGTAGTGCTATGATCTCTCTGTCTAACTTGAGTGATGATCGTATGCGTCATGCTAAGTCAGGGCAATGGTGGGAGACTGCAGCCCACCGTGCCTTGGCGAACAACTCTGTGTCGTACACTGAGAAGCCAGATATAGAGACATTCATGCGTGAGTGGACTGCACTGGTAGAATCTAAGTCAGGTGAAAGAGGAGTGTTTAACCGTGAAGCTAGTAAGAAACAAGCATCTAAGAATGGTAGGCGTGATACTGAACACGAGTTTGGAACCAATCCGTGCAGTGAAATCATTCTTCGTCCGTATGAGTTCTGCAATCTTACAGAGGTGGTTGTACGATCCACTGACACGATTGAAGACTTGGAGCGAAAAGTCAGATGCGCCACTATACTTGGGACAATCCAAAGCTCGTACACAAAGTTCCCCTACCTCAGAAAAATCTGGCAGAAAAACACAGAAGAAGAACGACTCTTAGGTGTATCTCTTACAGGTATCATGGACAACCGACTACTAACCACAAAGAATAGAGGGTTAGATAAAACGCTAGAGCATCTAAAAGATGTAGCTATTATCACAAATGCTGAATGGTCACATCGTTTAGATATACCTCAGTCTACAGCTATAAGCTGCGTCAAGCCAAGCGGAACGGTGTCACAACTTGTTGACAGTTCGAGTGGGATACACGCACGTCATAGCCCCTACTACATTCGCACTGTACGTGGAGATAACAAAGACCCACTAACGCAGTTTATGATTGATAGCGGCATACCCAACGAGCCTTGTGTGTTTAAGGGTGATACTACAACGGTGTTCAGCTTCCCTGTCAAGTCACCCCAAAATGCAGTAACTCGTGATGATATGACTGCTATCGAACAACTAGAGACATGGCTTATGTACCAGCGTCACTGGTGTGAACATAAACCTAGCGTGACAATATCAGTCCGTGATTCGGAATGGCTAGACGTGGGTGCATTCGTGTACCGTCACTTTGATGAAATGTCAGGTGTGTCTTTCTTGCCACACTCTGATCATACTTATCAGCAAGCACCTTATCAAGATTGCACTAAGGAAGAGTATGAAGTAGTATTAAGTTCAATGCCAGATAGAATAGATTGGTCTAAGCTCTCTGAGTATGAACAAGAAGACAACACTGTGGCAATGCAGACAATGGCTTGCTCTGGTGATGTGTGTGAAATAGTAGACCTAACATAAAGGAGATTATTATGGTTGAAGCATTTCAGTTTTTAGTAACAGCAGTTATTGGTTTCGGAGTCGTAGATTCCATTGTAGTACCTGCTGTAACATACGGAGTTGACTTAGTTAAGTCGGTCTTATGAAGTGGATACTAATATTTATTATGTTTAATAATGGTATGCACCACGTACAGAGCCAGCCTATAATGTATCACGACTACGATAGATGTAAGCTGGCTGCTGCAAAAATCAGGAATCTTTTAAACGATACAAAGCCTACTGACACAGCGTACTCTATATCATTTTGTGTAGCCGTACCAGAACATGTCTGAAAGTAAACTAGAACAAGAGGCAAAAAGATTCTTACAGGGAAGAGACAATGACGGTGATGTTGAAAAGCTACGCAAGGAGTTAATCATATTACTTGAAAGGTTTCTACAACAACTAAAAAATAAGGGGGCTTAGCGGCCCCCTCTTTTTGTGTCAGTACTTTGTCTCTAGATGCTCTATGAAAGAGTTGAACATCATCAGTTCTCGCATACTACTTAAATCCCTAACCTCGTTCACATCTACCCCACGTTCACGCATCATCTCCATAGCTTTCTGTCGGAGAAACTTATCACCTTTCTGAGATGCTTTATACTTTAATCTCTCGAAGAAGTCCGTACCTGACGTAGAATCCAAGTAACCACGCACTAACTTTCTAGTAGGGTTAAGGACAAACTCTTTGATCAGCTTTCTACGCTCACCTATGTTAGCCTCTAAGAATCTTTTATTCTTTATTAGTTTATTCATACGTGTCTCTAACACTGGTGCGATTGTAGTGTTGAAAACCTTGTCGTACTCAGGTATCTTTGTACGCATGTCTTGTGTCCAAGATTTCATCTCAGCCATAGAGTACGCTTTCTCTGTAGCTGTGCGGCCTTGCTTGATAGTAAGACCAAAGATTTTAGCCAACGGGTTAGGGTCGTACACCTCGCCTTCTCTACTGGCTACACGTAACTGCTCCCCCTTGACTGTCTCAATCTCATCAGAAAAAGCACCAAGTATATTATCAAAGTATCTTGTTGCAGCTTGAGTAAATATCTTTCCACCTTCAGCTTGCCGTACATCTTTTGAGTAGTCTGTACCGTTTACAAAACCTACTGCTTTATTTACAAAGTCTAGAGGTCTAGTAACACCTGCAGCAATATTACCACCTGCTTTGAACAACGCTTCTAGTGTATCGTTTTTAGGGTTAGGCATAAAGCTACCATCACTCTCTTTACCAAAACCCCTAGACATGTAATCACCTACGCTACGCAAGTCATTACCAAACTGTACATCCCTTGCAACCTGTCCTATGGCAAGCTGTTCAGTCATGTCTGTAAAGTTCTCCTGTGTCGCTTCACCCTTACGAAGCCTATTGAAGTACCTACCTGTAGCTAAGAAAGAAGAAAAGGGGAAGGCGTTCTTAACATCTATCTTTGTACCGCCTACACCCTCTACTATATTGTAGTCTAGTCCTTTCTTTTCTTGCTCTTCAGAGAACTGCATTGCAAGAGCTAAAGCACCTGTGCCTACAACACCTCTAGACATAGCTTCCATATTACTTATATTACGCTTCTCTGTTTTATATATAGCTCTCATAGAATCTACTAAAGCCAAAGGTGACCACTGATATGTTGTAGCTACAACGTTATTCATAAACCTACCAAAGGGTAACACGGTTCCAATCAAGGGTGTGTTAGATATACCTTCAATCAGTTTAGCTGCTCCACGTATTAGCTCTGGTTGATCCTTTGTAGTATAGTCTTTAGAAAACACAGAACGCATAGTTGTATCAATAGCTGCACCTACAACATCATCATCAATCAATCCCATGTCGTTTGACTTGAGAACATCAGCAAGTGTTCTTTCGTGCTTGAGCCTGAGATACTTATCCATCTCTGTCATAAACATTTGTGACTTAGTAAAGGTGTCTTGAATACGAACACCAGTGATAGTAGAAGCTGCATTAGTTAGGTTTTCTATACCAAACCTACCGTACAAAAACTTATTGTTCTCACTCATGTTGTATCTTTTAGATGAGGCTTCTGCAGCATTACCTATAGTTTCAAACAAAAGTTTCTTTGCGTCTTCGTTCTCGTCTAAGTAACGCATATAGACATCGTGGGTAGTCTTAGCGTCCATAAAGTTACGCATCTTTTGCCCTTGTATGGCACGATACACGTTAGCTTTTTTCATCATCTCTGCAGCTTCTTCAGGATTAGTCAAAGACTTTGCACCTGCAAGAATACCATACGTAGCAAAACTAAGCATGTCAGCAACAGACTGAAGTATACCATACGTAGCGAAACCTTGTACGTTAGCCATAGTTGTAGCAGGGGATGAAACAAGTAGACGCTTCCATATACTTTGTCCATAAGCAAAAGGTCTAGCTTTACCAGCTTCAGCAGCTTCCTTACCCATAATCTCCCTAGCTTCAGCTTGAGCTACGTCATTCACAAGCCTATCATTACCTGCAACTACACCACCATGTAGCGCACGTCTAACCTGCGACATGACTGAAAGAGTGGAACCTGCTCTACTAATATCTGCAGCAAGAACATCACCTATAGTCATACCTAAATCTGCTGTGTCACTTAGGTCAATATGTATTACCTCTTTGAGAGACTTACTCAAGTCCTGTAAGTCTTCTTGTGGCATGTAGCGTATTACATTAGTCATAATGTCTGACACAAGTGTGTTTCTTTTAGGGTGTACACCGTTGTCTTTTAGTAGCTTAACTAATCCACCTATCTCATCAGGCTTATCGCCTAACATGATAGTTTTTAGTAAGCTCTCAGGTACAGCAAGGTTCTCTAGCTTTCTACCGCCACGCTCTACCTTGTCTACCCAATTAGTAAAGTTCTTTTTGATAATCTTAGTAGCTTCTTTTTGTGCTTCTGGTCTAAGCAAAGGCTTATCCATAGTTTTACTTTTAGCTACGCCTATCTTAGCTAGTATATCTTTGTACTCTACACTGTCCTCGCCAAACTCTTCAGCAGCTTTAGCTAAACGATCTTCTAAGTTAGCTATCTGATTCAGGGTTTTTTTATGTGGGTGGTCTTCTACAAAACGCTTGATGTCAAACGTATCCATAGCCTCGCCTAGCTTACCTGTACCCTTCAAAGCCTGACCTGTTAAGTGGAACGCACCACCCACACCACCAAGTAAACCTGATAGAATGGTTTCAGTTCTACTATACTTCTCTTGTGCGCCAACGTCAATGTAAAGGCTTTGTATAGCATCAGCTTGCACCATAGATATGATAGCATCTGCAGAGGTTGTACCTAGTAGCCCGTATATACCCCCGATACGCTCTCTCTTTTTAAGTACATCTTTCTTAGCTTGCGCACCAGCCTGTGCAAGCACCTCTCGCCTTGCCCTTATAGCTGCAGCATTGACTGCCTCACTAGATATTCTAGAGTTAGCACCGTAAGTTACCATCTTCTTTGTCATGGCCTCTGCAGCTTCAGTACCTGCCTTCTTAGCGGCTTCTTTAGTTGCACCATTCAGCATAGCTCTTTTAGCAGCCTTGTCTGCTGCCGACTTTAGCGCAGCTTTACTGGATGAGGTAACACCCATAGCTGCAGCCTTACCTACACCGCCAGTAAGAGCACCAATGTAATTTGTAGGGTCTGTTACTGCAGCAAACACATAATCCTTCACACCGTCTACTGCACCGTACAAACCATCGTTAGTCCACATGCTTTCTAAGCTATCATACAGATCGTATGCTTCCTTTGCAGCCTTCTTATCTAAGTCATCTCCTTTAGATATAAACATGACTTCACCTGCAGTAGACACGGTGTTGGTATTGAACCAACGCATGTGATCTACAAAATCTTCTACAAGTTTCTCGTCTTCTACATCTTCGTAGTCAACACCTTTGTTACGTGTCATGTATTCACGAATGATGTTTTTATTTCTGTAGCTGTAGAGGTCTTTCTTTTTTAGTTTAGTCTTTGTAGCTTCTTCGTCTTTGTCAAACAACTCTTCTCCACCAACACGGGTAGGTGTTGTGTTGCGCTCAGCTTTACCTGCAGACCTAACAAAGTCACGTCCTGTTGTTTCTTTATAAAACTCTTGAAATGTCATACTTATCTACCGTTTTATTGTGTTTGTTCTATTAGGTTTTTAAGAATAAGGTCAGTCAAAGACGGGCTTATGTTGTTCTGTTTTGCCCAGCGCTTAAACGCAGATGGTAAACTTTTAGGGTTCTTCCTTTGAAAGTCCGTTATAGTAGTAGACCAGTTGTTTATTATCTCAACAGGGTCTTGCTCTACTACATCGTCAGGTTCCTCTACTACTAAAGATTTACGGGCATCACCCATAGGTGTGAAGTCTCTCTCAAGAGCGCTTGCTGATTTTTCCTTGTAGTCTTTATCGGGGTCAGTATCCTCTTTAATAGTTACGTTTGTTCCTATTTGTGCTTCAGGTATAGCTGATAGGTCTTCACCCCTTACTCTAAACGTACCTATCTTACCTCTTATTTTTATGAGATACGTTTCATTTGTAGGGTTAGAGTACATATCTAATGAAGTTGTTACATCTGGTTTTTCTACTAACGATTCTAGAGTGTCTTCAGCTATAGCGTCTGCAGTATCTTCTACTGGTAAAGGATAACCTGTAGCAGGATCATGCGTTTCTCCATATTTTTGCATCCATTTCTCAGAAGGTGATTTAGCTGCAGGGCCACGCAGCATAGGCTGTCTTTCACTAGAATCACTTTCTGACGGCATTGGAGTAACTATAATAGGTGTGCCATCGTTATTGTATTTACCTTTATACTTTTTATCCCATGCTTTCTTTAGAGCGAAATCTTGCTTAGCTGTAGGTCTTTTTTCTACAGTCTTTGGTGTATCTGCTAGAGTAGTTACATCTATTTCAGGTTGTGCTCCACTTGCTGTTATAGGCGGTTCTGTTTCTGGCGCACTATCTATAAGCGTTGCATGGTTTTTATATAAGCCTCTTTCTTTAGCTGTTTCTAAAGCATCTTCTAGCATATTGTTTGGTATAGTTCTTCCGTTAAGAGAACCCGAAACAGGTATACCGTTTTCATCAAAGGTAAACTTATATGTTTCTTCATTACCTTCAGCATCTGTAAAGGTTTGAGGTTGGCCTATCTCTTCATTAATAACAGCGTTAATATTGGCTATGGTTTCATTCTGAGGGTCTTCTAGATCAATAAAGGAATGATATATTTCAGGGTAATCTTTTGCAATGTCTATATCTAAAGTTTTGTCCTTTAAGAAAGACTTACCCCACGGTGCTGAAGCGTATCTACGGATTAGCTTTTCTGTTATTCTCTTTTTTTCTTGTTCAAAGGCTTCTGGGTCTACCTGAATAGATTCAGGGATGTCGGCGATATCCGCTTTTAGCTCTGCATCAAATTCCCCTGCAATCTTAACTGAGTTGTAAGACACACCACCAAACGTAGCGTAGGCACCCGGCACTAAACTCTCGTAGGCTTCCTGAGATGCTAGTGTGTTAAGGTCCATGATAGAGTACCCCTCAAAGTAGGGGTCTTTATCTAAGTCTGCTCGTGCTATATCCTTAGCACCAAAACCAAGAATCTCACCAATGAAAGGCACGTCTGGTCGTGTCTCGCTTCCTGTCGTAGGCTTGGCTAAACCATATGACTGTCTGATAAACGAGTCAAGCGTAAAATCCTCACCCAAATCTTCTTTCATTAACTCAGGTGTTTCTATAAGAGAGTCAATCTCAGTCTGTGTAAATTTTGTCTTGTTTTGTTTTTTAGCGTAGTCAATAACTTCATCAGCAAATGTAAACAAAGCATCAGGCCCAGACGCTACAGCAGCAGCTATCTGTTCATCTGTAACACCAAGCCTACTTAACTGACTAGCTTTACCTACCGCAAGATTAGCTAAGGCTTTACGTTTTTGTATCTGTAACTTAGACTTATCAGCTTTGTCTTTCTGTTTATCTTTGTAGTCTTTTGCTTCCTTTAGCCGTTCATCAATACGTTTAGCGGTTTCATTCATAAAACCAGTCTGAAAAGCTTTCCAATTAAATGCCATTTATTTACCCTCTCGCCATAAGCCCTTGCCCTTGCGGTTCAGCAGGGGGTTGCTCCATATTTGCATCTTGTAAGTCTACAGCCTCAGGTGGTTGCTCCTCTGCAGCAGCTTCTTCCGCTTCTTCTCTTGTCATATCAGTCTCTAAGTAGTCAGACATCTGTTGTAAGACTTCTGTACCTTTATCTACTGTGCCTTCTTTTTTAGCTTTTTCGATTGCACCAGATATAAGCAGAGACATACGAGCACGTTCTTTGTCTTCCATTTCTTTTTTAACATCTCTATTAGAGAACTTATACTCTACCCCGTAGCTATCTGCCACAGCAGCGAAGAACTCCATGAGCGCTGGGGCTACAAGAAGTCCTATATCTAAGCTGTGAACACCTCGCATTACGGAAGACATATACAAAGACTCCACCATAGGTTTGACTGCTACGCCTGACTCAAGAGCAATCATAAAGTCATCCATAATCTCATCATCTGCTAGACTATTCATATAGAATGATAAGGTATCCTCTACAGAGTTTAACTGTGGTGGGCGTTCCCAAGCCCTTTCTCCGGGTTTACCTGACGCCAGAGACTGACCCGGTAGTGGTTGTTTTAAAGTAGATACTTCCATTACTTTTTTTCCTACTTAGTAAACCCTGCACCAAAGTACAGGCCTACGATTGCTGATACTATATGTGTGTCTAGTGGTGTGATTACAAAGCCCTGCGCTACCTTCCACTGTATTGCTTCATCTGGTCCAAACAACCAGTTAAGGAAACCGCCTGTAGCTTCTGTGTATCCTACGTAAACACCAACTTCAGGATACCACACAGCGACTAGCTTTGGCAAGACAATAATGCTGAACACTGCAGATAATGCTATGATCCTACGTGTCCAAGCAAAGTGCTTATCGTTCTTTCCTGCATCCCTAGCTGCATTGACTTGATCTGCTCTGAACTGTGCGTTGGCGAGCATCATCTTGTTCTGCTCTTGGCGGTTCTTCATGCTCTGACCCCAGATAGACATGAAGCCGCCTAGTAGGGTGGAGAAGAGCATTGTGATTAGTTCAAGGGGTAAGCCGAACATTTATGTACTACCGTTTTGTGGTATACCTGCAACTTTATAATTAGCTAAGGGTAATACAGAGGCTACTTCGTCTAGGTTGCTTATAATGCCTGAATAGTAAAGCTCTTTAGCAACCCTATTATCCATACCTGCAGTAAAACTTCCAGAATCTTTTCTACGCATATGCTTAGTAAACTCTTTTATGTTTTTGTCTTTTGCAGCTTGAAGAACGGCTGTCCAGTTTCTACCTGCCTTCTTACCACCTACGTTGAAAGCTAAGGATGTCAGTGCATTTTTATATTTATAGTCAAGTTCATCCCATGAAATACCAATCTTTTTAAGTTTAGAATCCCAACCCTCTTCAATACCTGTATCCCCAGAGAGGTCTTTACGTGCTAAGGATAACTCTGAAGCCATATCCTTATTAAGTATTTCTACCTTTTGAGCCTCCGTTAAAGCTATGTATGTACCGTCATCCTTTTTAAACGTAATACCATGTATCTTTCCAGAAGCATCTTCTGAATCTTTTACTTTGTGTCCAAAACCCACATCCTTACTGCGTTGTGCTATAGGTATATTTTTCTCACGTTTATCATTTGTTGGTTTAGGTACAGAGCCGTGATCTGACTCTGCTTTTTTACCCATATCTAAGTAAAACTGTAAGGTTTTTTCTTTAATAGCTTCTTCTATAGGGCTAAAAGTAACGTCATCTACTGTACGAGATTTTTCTGGTGTCTCTCCTTTACTATCAAGTCTAGGACTCATCAACCCTTTCCCATCTGAGGGGGCTGCACCTCCATCAGCATTGTCGGTGTCAAGATCAATATCAGTGTCAGTATCGCTAAGGGTAGTAGCCTCTTCATTATCTAACTCCTCAGGCTCATCTATAAGAGCCTTATCTTTTTTTACAGCCTCTATCAAATCTAGCACGTTAAAACCCATTTGAGGTAAGCTACGTGGTAGAGACTTAGTTATACCCATTTCCATACGCTCAAGTGCGGCTTCCTCTGCTGATTGCCTAGCCAACTCTTCCATACGATCTAGAAAATTTTCTGAGTGGTCGCCTCTGTTTCTGATTTTGATAGTGCTTCTTTCAGGGCTGTAATCCCTCAAGTTACGAGCATATACGTACAAAGGAGTGTCGTACCTATTATGCAGTGTCTCAGAGTTTACCATAACGTCAGTTATTTCAGGTGCATCTTTCTCGCTATACCTAATGTTATTAGTGTCTTCTGCTTCCTCTGACAAGCGAAGTATAAACTCTTTTATCCTATCTCTTGCTTTAGGTTTGGCATCCTGTTCTTCTTGTTGTGCTTCTACAGAGGTACGTGTTCCGGGTAAGCTGGACATCAAACCTGTACTTGTTGCTTTCTCTTCCTCAGGCTTATCACCAGAGACAATGTTAGAAAGCATGTCACTTATAAGATTCTTTACGGTAGTATCTTCCATGTCTTACTTATCCTTATTCAAATACTTTACCAAGAACAGCATCAAAAACCTTGCCCAGTAAGTTACCTGCAGACTTACCTCTTTCTGTTTCTTCTGCATTGTCTGCTCTAACTTTTTCTATCACAAGCTGATTGTCTCTTTCTAGCTGGTTATTCGCTGCTCTCCAAGCAAAGTCCATCAAGTCACGCTCTTGTTGCCACAACTCAGCTAAACCCTGCAAGGTCAGGCTGTTCTGCGCCATAACCTCTGCCATGTTAGCCTCATTGAGTGCAGCAGTATTAGCTGTAGCAATAGTCTGTCGCCACACGGTGTTAGCTTGTGCAATAACCAGTTCGTTCTGTGCGTTAAACATATCACGCTGATTGTCAAGTTCAGCTTGGAACTTAGTCATGGTGTTCTCTTCACCTGCGTTGAACTGCTCCATAGCATTAGACTGCGCTACGTTAAACTGGTTAATCTGAGTTGCCATACTGTCATAGAACTGATTAACTTGGTTAATACTTTCAGCGTTAAACTGTAGTTGTGCATTCTCTGCAGCTTGGTCTGAGAATATACTCTGTACAAGAGACTGCGCCTCAAACATAACAGCCTGTTGCTCGTTGTCTAGGTTAGCCATATCCACCTGCAAGAAGGCCTGTGCTTGCTGAGCCTGTGCTTGTTGTCTGTTGTTGAGGTTAGCCATGTCAACATCTGTGAGTGCAGCACAGTCAGCTAATAGTTTAGCTTGCTCATTATTGAGGTTAGCCAAGTCTACGGACATAGCCATCTCAGAGTTACGCAGTGCTCTTGTCTGCGACTCTGTAAAGTTCATGTTAGCAATCTCAGCAATACGCTCAGACTTAATTACAGCAACCTGTTGTTTGTTTGTAAGCTCCTGCCCTTTCATTGCAGCTTCGATCTGGGCGTTAGCTAGAGCAGTAGCTTGACGATTAGAAAGGTCAGCCATATCAACAGTCATCTTGTTAGACATGTTGAAGATAGCTGTCTGTTGCTCGTTGTTAAGTTCTATCTCACGCTCAGACATTTGATTAGAGATATTGAAAAGAGCAGTCTGTTGTCTGTTATCTAGGACACGACCTTCCATAGCTGCACGAGCAACAGCGTCTTGGATAAACGCTTGCTGTCTGTTTGTAGCGTCCTGCATGTTTGTTTCAAATGCTTGGGTGCTCTCAATCACAGCCATCTGCTGATCATTAGTCAACTCTTGGCCCATCATTGCAGCTTTAACTTGTAGGTTAGATAAGGCAGTCTGCTGTGCGTTTGACAGGTTAGCCATCTCTACTTCTAAGTTTTGGCTGGACTTCAAGATAGATGTCTGTTGTCTGTTAGTAAGGTTGATGTCATTTACTGCAGCATATCGTGCAGCATTTGCGATAGCTACGTTAGCGCTAATGTCAAGCTCTTGGCCTAGTAATGCAGCCTTAAACTGTGCAGTAGCAAGCACGGCCTCTTGTTCGTTTGACAAGTTCTTTAGTTGAAGGTTGGCATTATTCATGCTGTTTTGGATACGTACAGCCTGTTCGTTGGATAGGTTAGTCAACTCAAAGTTCTGTGCAGCAGCAGCATTAGCTAAAGCTACGGCCTGTTCATTACGAACATTCTCCATATCCATTGCAGCAAAGGTAGCAGCATCAGATTGTGCGATAGGGATAGACGCTTCCATAGCGGCTTGTACGATTGCAGCACCTGCCATAGAGCTACCAGCTAAACCACGAGCAGCCATAGCCGCATTAGCTTTACGTAAAGCACCTGCAGCCCACGGTGGCGTACCATCGTCAAACTGCTTCATAAGTTTTTCCATTTGATACGCAACAGTAGAAGAGGCAGACACCTCGCCCTTTACAGCCTTAGCTTCTAGCTGTTGTGTAAACGTAGCAGTTGCAGCCTTTGCAGTAGAGGCTTCGTTAAGAGCTTCCAATGTCTTAGCTGTGACGATAACTTCTTCATCGTTAAGGATGTCATTTACATCAGCTAGTTCATCATCACTAACAGTTGTTTGTTCTGCTGTTACGTCAGGTACAAACTCAGACTTCTTTTCATCTGCAGTTGCATACTCATCAAAATTAGCAGCATCTTCTACCTTACTCTTTTCTACTTCTGCAACTTGAGAGGGTGGTAGGTTGTAGTCTACTTTAGCTTCTGCTTCTGGCGTTGTAGTTTCAAACTTGGCAGGGTCAATCTTTTCTACCTCACCCTCAAAGGTAACATCAGGTGCTGTCGTATATTTATCAAAGAGTGCCGCATCTGGTTGTTCGCCATCTTGTAAGCTACGAACTACCTTTGTTACTTCACGAATAATATCTAGTGAAGCTGGGTCTTTAAATCTACCTTTAAGCTGCTCTAACTCTTCAGGTTTCATCGTTGCAGCATCCATCAAAGCTTTATCTGATGGTGAACCTGTAGCTGCAGCAAAGTCAGCCAGTGCTGCTTTAACATCAGCGTTAGACTCTATAGCATCGTATGTTTCTGTAGAATCTTTTACTGCATCCTGTTCAATCTGAGTTTGCTGTGCTGCATAGTATTCGTCCCTAGCCTTTTCAAGCTCTTCAGGTGGCATCGTTCTACTAGGGTATTCATTAAGAAAGAAGTCTGTAAATGACTGATTAGGTTCTTGAAGACCTGTAGCCATACGTAAATACTGAGTGCTATCCCCTACAGTTATCTGACCATCGCCGTCTACATCATACTTAGTTATATCTTCAGGTGTTAATTTTTCTGTTCCTACAACATGTCGTAATACTTTTTGTGCCAAAAGTGTACCTGCAGCTTTACGCTCTTCTGGTGTACCATCCTCAACACTAATATAAGGTTCCGCCTTAGGTATAAACGGTGGATACTTATCATTACGCTCTTCAGGAGTTAAACCTTGAAGATACGCTTTTGATTTCTTAAATACAGGGTTCTCTACATTATCTGCAGCTTGTGCTTGCTTAACTAAAAGAGTAAGCGCATCAGCTACCTGACCTGTTGTACTATCAATAAGCTGATCATCTTTAACTTCCAAGCCGTACACTGTAGGCTGAGCTAGGACAGCACTAGGTGTAGATATAGCTTTACCCAAAGCCTCACCAGTAGAGGGTACGTCTGTAGTCTCAAACCTTTTCTGGGCTGTGCTTACAGCAGCCTGTGTTTGTGTAACTGAAAGTTCAGCATCTTCTACTGCTTTTTGTAAAGCTTCGTAAGCGTCCTTGTCTGCTTGCGGTGCATCATCTGCAGGTATAGTTACGCCACTCAAAGCTAGTTGTGCATCTGTAAGAGCGCCCATAGCTGTGCTGTAGGCTTTCTGTGCTTCATCTAAGGAAGTGGCAGCTTCAGTAACCTCAGGTGTTTCTGTACCTTGCTTTAATATGAAGTCAGGCTTTTGAGTTGTGTCTGGTTGGTCTTCTATTATGGGTCGGCTTATGGGTCTTTTTTCGGGTATTCTAGTTTCGGGTATTCTAGGTTCCCTATCTATGTCTTTTATTCTAGACACAGGTTTTAAACCAAAGGTAGATTCTATATTTTCTTCTAGTGTCTTTTTATCTATTGGATCGCTTGGCCTACTTTTTAGGCCGCTACGATACGCATAATCTTCATCAGACTCGCCTTCCATCTTACCAACGCCAAAAGAAACCCTTGCATCTTTACCGCCACGAGTAGCTCTTTGTCTTTCTTTTTCAACGACACCTGCATTAATCGAACTACCTTCAGCAAAACCTGTAGGGGCTAAAGGTTCACCTTCTACACGCTGTCTAGCAATATCTGTGTAACGTCCTATCTTTGCAGCAGCACGAGGGCTAGACGCAAGGAACGCATCCATTTCATCCTTCTGTGCTGGGCCTGTAAAGCCCATCTCTTTAAGGAGAGTATGTGTTTGCTGATTGGTAAAACCTTTAAACTTTTTCATTGCTACCTAGTTCCTATCCATACAAAGCCAACCAAACAACCTGTACAAAAAATAAATACAGCCACACCTGCTGACCATTCTATTATTTTTTGTTTGATTTCTATTTGTCTGTGCTCGTGTTCTTTCTTTTCTTTTCTTAGCTGTGCTTCTATCTCAAGTATCTCTTGCCATTTTGATGGACCATAGTATACAGAAATAAAATCTTTTAATTCTTTTCGCATGGACTCAGCTTTTTGTTTA